ATCCAGAGTGGTCGCTGGCGTCGCCCTGGCTGGGAGAAACCCTGTCCCCGTTACACCTGGATTGCCAGTAACCCCAATGGTCACGATTGGATTTACTATAGATTTCATCCCGATTGCCCTAATACTGCTCATCGGGGTTATTACTTCGGCACCACTCTGGATAATCTTGCTACTCTGGAAAGAATCCAGCCTGATTACGTTAAGAATCTACTCTCGAAGCCTGAGACTTGGAAGTCCCGCTGGGTATACGGCAACCGGGAAATCTTCGAGGGACAAATCCATCGAGGGTTCAAGCGGGCAGAGCACATCTACGACTCCAGTAAGTTCGACCCTTTCAAGGAGCGGCCTGTTACCGGACTCTATGCCTACTTCGATTACGGCCTCTCTGCGCCGACCGCAGTTCTCGTGGTCGCACGAGACAAAGAAAACTACCGTTGGGTAGTGGGCGAATACTACGAAAAGAACAAGAAAATCAGCGAACACTCGGCTGACATAAAGAAGTTTCTCGAAAGGTATCCCCGTAAGGTTGAATGGATTAAAGCCGACCCTAGTTGTTTCTATGAAGAGATGCGCGACCGCGAGGGGCCGGTTTCCATCGCCAAGGATTACGCCCAGCACGGCATCTACTTTGTCAAGGCCGACAATAACGAAGACACTTCCATCGAGCGCATCAACGAGCTATTGAAGATTGACGACAAGAGAATGAATCCCCTTACCCGCGAGAAGGGTTCCCCGCTGCTGTTTATCTCCAATACCTGCACCAGCCTGATTGACGAATTGCCGAACCAGCGGTGGAAGCAAAAGCGCAACGTGCTGACAGGTGAAACCGAGTTTGTGGAAGAGCGCGACCCTAATCTGGCTGACCACAGTTACGACTGCCTGCGGTATATGGCTAACGACTACTTGGACTATCAGCCCTATGCGGGAACGATGAAGCGGTTGTCAATGAGTTATGCCCATGAGCGGGTTTGACGATTTCAATTGCGATACCCGGTTTCTTAGGGTAGTCCCGAAAGTTTGGGGGCGGGAACTATGGATTGTAAACAACGAGCTATACTGCGGCAAGATACTGGAACTGAAACCCGGCTTCGAGTCGAGTCTTCACTTTCACCACAAGAAAGACGAAACCTTCCATATACTCGACGGCAGTTGCATATTGAACCTGGAATACAAAGAGCTACAGTTGGGCCGGGGGGCAACTGTACGGATTCAGCCTGGCACTAAGCACTCTTTTTGGACAAGCGACCCTAAAGGATGCCGAATCCTCGAAGTGAGCACCCCGCACGACGACAAGGATGTGGTTCGGTTACGCGAGTCAGCCGCGCTAAGAATCGAAGCCACCGACGACTGATTGCCGAGTTGCCAGAGTTTACTAGCTGGCGTCTTTGTCCCCATTGCGGGTTCCCTCGCCAACTGGCGATTGTAAGAGAAAAAGGTAAATGGCAACTAGCCCTGCTTCCATAAATCAAGAACCTGTCTTCTTCGGCAAGTTCAAAGAGAAAGACCTGATTGACCAGGTTCAGCGCAAGTGGCGCGAAGCTGACGACAGGTTACGCAATTATTTCAATGTTGCCCTTGAATGCTGGGATATGTACCGCAACAAGCAGGACTTCTCCGACAAGGAAGACTGGCAATCGCGGGTAACGGTTCCAAAGGCTCACGCTGCTGTCAAGCAGGGTGTCGCTAACATTCGCAAGCTGTTTTCCCAGGCGCGGGATACGGTTCTGGTTGACGACCCCAGCGGCATCAACAAGGCGTTTGCTCCCTATGTCCAAGAGGGTGTCAAGCGGGTATGGGATGCTTCTGGATTCCTTGATGTAACCAGTGAGGCGCTGGAAGCTGGCTTGATTATGGGCTTGATTGCCGTCCGGGGCGACTGGCAATTCAGGGATATATTGGTTCCCACACCTCAACCTGACGGCTCGATGCAGCGCCAGATTATCAAAGAGGGTTATCTAAACTTGCGGGCGGTTGACCCGTGGCGGTTGCGCTGGGGGCCAGAAACCAAGTCTGGCAAGATTGATTGGATTATCGAGTTGCAGCACGCCAATATCCCCAGCCTGCTGAAGCTGGGATTTGATATTCCCAAAGATATTCTGCACGAAGACACCAAGCCCGATGAGAGCGAAACCCGCGAAAAGGAACGCAAGGACGAGAACGAAGTCAGGGAACAAGTAGAAAGGCGGGTTGAGCTAAAGGAATACTGGGGGCCGATAGTTGACCCCGAAACACAGGAAATAGTTGTTGACCAGGCTCACGTTATTTTGGCTAACGACAAGAAGATTTTGATTGCCGAAGAGAACCCTTTCTGGCGGCTGAAGCCCCCCTATGTGCTGGCCAGCCCGTTGCGGGTAGCCTTCCGTTTCCCAGGTCAAGGTATTCTCGAAGTCAACCGCGCTCTCAAGTCCAACATTGACGCCATTATGCAGATGGGGGCTGACCACCTGAAGTTCTCCTCGCTGGTTATGTTGGAAGCCGATATGTCAGCCTTGGAGAATCCCGAAGACGTAGCTACAGGAGCCGAGCCGGGTAAAATCTTTCGCAAGCGTCCCGGCACAGGACAATTGCAAGCTCTTCGGCAGATTCCTATTAATCCCCTGCAAGCTGACACCTTCAACGCTGTATTGATGCTGGACAAGGAGTTTCAGCGGGGAACGTTTATCACCGAGAACGTTCAGGGCCTGATTGACGCTAAAGGTGAAACCACCGCCACTGAGGTACAAACCAGCCTTTCCCAGTCAACTATTATGCTGTCGTCAATGGCGCGTGACCTTGAAGACGGATACATTGCGCCGCTAGCGGATATGACTTGGGACTATATGCTTCAGTTTATGGACTTGAACTCGAATCCTAACTGGACAAAGATTCTGGGGCCAGCGGGTGCAAGGCTTGATTTCATCCCCCGGCAGCAACGGGTAATGATGATTCAAGGTAACTATGAGTTTCTGGCTCGCGGTATCTCGCTGCAAGTAGAACGCCAACTGGAATTGCAAAAGATTATAAACTACTTGAACATCATCGGCCAGTATCTACCGCAGTTTGTCCAGCTTCTCAATATGCCGGTCATCTTCCAGCGGATACACGAATCCTTCAGCTTCCCGAAGGCCGATGAATTGCTGGCACCCAATGCCGCCGAGTTGTTCCCGATGATTCAACAGAACTTGATGGACTCCGGCAATCCTGGTGAACAAGCGGCTGGCGATATGGGCAAGATGATGATTCAAGGTTTGATTCAGAATGAAATTGAAACCAACAAGGCTAAGAACAAGCCGAAGAAGGAGTCAAGATGAAACAACCTAAATGGGCTGATATGAGCGAGCGGTCTTTCTGGAAAGACGAAAAGCATTGTGAACAAATTACCATTCAGGCGGTAACGGCCAAAGCTCAAAGTGATTTGGCTGATTACGAGCCGAAGATTCGCAGCTTGATGGAAAGGGTATTTGAGGAAAATAATGGCTAGATACGTTTCCACTGACAGTAAGACGAAAGCCTACGCTCCCCGCAAAGGCAAGCTGGTTGACTTGAAGACCAAGAAAATGGCACCACCTGCCCTAGCTGGCGATGAACTCTATTTACGGTTGGGTATCCCTGACCATCTTATGACTGGCCCCAAATTGAAAGGTGTTCCACATAATCCAGACCCTTACGACCCGTTACCGCCAGTCTTTGTGCCGAAGCCTACAAGGCCGATGCGAAGTGGTAAAACAGGTAGGCCGCTGCCGGGTGAGTAATTGAATCTCTGGCGCAGACCATTAGTTGACCGCGAACGGCTGGTTCGTCTCGCCAAGGAGGGCGCTGCCATCCGCGAGATGATGCAGCACCCTGCTAGTCTGCTCATTGAGAACCGCATCGGTGCTGAACTCGATTGGGTGCGCCAAGAGTGGAATGGTTTACTTGAATCCGGTGATACCAGTAAGACACTGGAAGACCGTCGCTATGAGTTATACGCTTACCTCAAAGCACTGGAAGTAATGAAAGCAATCTTTCTTGACCTCCCGAAGCAGGGCTGGATAGCGGAAGACAAGCTATTGGCTTTTGCTTCGAGGACTGATGCTTACAACTCCAAAGGAGCAAGCAACTAAATGAGCACAACCCCAACACCCGCCGCTACCTTCAATCAGGGAATAGCGCCGGACATTGACCCCAACGCCAAACCCAACCTCGGCGG